TCTTATTTTAGATTTCGGCGGTAACATAGACCGGCATGGCATGTATCACACGCAACGAGATTGGAAGGAAATATTTTTCAACCCGCCTGAAAAAGGCATCAACCCCGCACCGATGAAGGAATGCCCGGAGTGCGGAGCTTTGAATTTCGGCGGTGCCGGCCAGTGCGAAATATGCGGTCATGAATTTCAGCACAAAATAGAAACGAAAGAGCAGCAGACGGTTATTGGATACCTGAAAGCCGTCGGGCACACTGATATTATAGGCAAGCGAATTGATGATTTGGGAGTTGACCAACTTTTGGCTCTTGAAAAATCGGGCAAATTCAAACCTTCGTTTATTTGGCGCGTTTTGAGAACACGCTCAATTGAGGAACTTAAAATATATTGCGAAAAGAAAGGCTACTCCAATGGGTTTTTATATTATCAAAAGAAACAGCCAAAGGGTTATAAAAATTATCGCGTTAAATTGAATTGAAGTGTATAATTTACTATATTTAAGCATTGACATATTGATAGAGAAACGCTGCAACGCACGGATGGCGAGCAGGGTTTATCCCTAACTAAAAGGCTTCCATTTTAGTCCTGACCATCCGCAGGCTAAAGTGTGAAGCCTTTTTAATTCATACATATAATGAAATATTATCCTAACGAAAAAGAAAAAAATAAATATGCCGAAAAATTCGGTTTGGAAAGAGGTTGGAAATTGTCAAAAACAAGGTTCAGCGCAAGAGTATTAGCAAGAGGAGGAGTACACGAAGGGGGTATGTATAGAAAAGAAGGTGCCCTACATAGTTCATATAGGGACCATTCTTGGTATTATAGGGAAAATAGGCGGGCTATTGCTATAGTTTCACATCTTTATAATGTTCCTAAAGATATATCAACGGTAGCAGATGATTTGGGCCTTGCTGTAAGTGTAAGGCCAGACCTATACAGTTGGTGGTACCCTGGACATACAACACTTGTTATCTACACAAAAGCAAATTAAAAGATTACACATCATGCCATTAGTAACATTCTACGAACGAGTTTTTAAACAAGACGGGATAGACGTTGAGCTTAGCAGCATCCTTAAACAAATAAAATCAGGAAAATGGCGCGACAAAGTAGAAGCCATACAATCTATAGATCCCGAAGAAAAAGAACAGGTTCGAGATACAAAAGCACAGGAGTTGCCGGCCCTTACTGTTTCTGGAACCTTCGACGGAGGGCATAAGGAAAGCAATATCATTGATCATTCTGGATTCATAGCTATTGATATTGACAACGTTGAAAACGTTGACCAAACATTTAAGGCAATTACACAGGATGAATATACCTATTGTGCTTTCCGAAGTGTTTCCGGACGTGGTATTTGCGCAATCGTTAAAATACATGGGAGCAAGCATCGCAAGGCATGGGCCGGACTTGAAAGGCACTATTTAAAGAACTATGAAATTGGTATCGACCCTTCCGGAAAAGATAAAAGCAGGCTTCGTTTCATAAGCTATGATCCCAACCTGTATTTCAATGGGGATAGCGAAACGTTCACAAACTACGTTAAAAAGAAGCAGGGTAGCAAGCCTAAAATACCGAATAACTATTTTACGAATGAAGATGATTTTAATTATGTGTTGCAACAGATACATAGCAGGAAGATAGACTTAACATCAGATTATAACGATTGGGTACGACTTGCATTCGCCATTAAAAGTGAATACGGCGAAAAAGGACGGGACTATTTTCATCAAATTTCACAGTACTACTCCGATTATAGCCAGCGCCGAACCGATGCAAAATATGATAGCGCCGACGCGCACGGTAAAACGGGAATAGGCACATTCTACTATCTGGCCGATAAAGCCGGACTGGATATAAAGACACAAGAAACGCGCACTATTTTAAGAGTTGCAAGCTATGCTAAAAAAAGAGGCGATACCGACCTTAAAGAAGTATGCAAGCAGCTTGATAGTGTAGATAATATCCCTGAAGATCGATCTAAAGAGCAAGCAAAAGCGGTTATGGATTCAAAAGAGGATCCAGTAGATGATGATGAAGATACGATGTCTAAGATTATAGATTTCTTAAGGCATAATTATAATATCATCTATAACGAAATTAGTATGAAGTACTATATGAATCAAACACAGGTTATTGAGGAACGCGACTGGAACGATATTTACGTGAACACAAAGCAAGCGATACCGAAGGTTAAAAAAAGTGATGTATTCGATGTTATAAAATCAAATAGCACTAAAAGCGTAAACCCATTGGTAGACTTCTTTGAAACAAATTCATGCCGAAACAAAGGTGCTATAAAGGAATTTGCAGATGCCATTGATAGCCCTACGGGTATGGCAGGAGACAATTTTATGCCTAATTATGCAGAGCATTTCATTCGCAAATGGATGGTTGGTGCCGTAGCAACGTGGATAGGAAAACAGGCCAGCCCATTGATGCTAATATTAGCAGGAGGGCAATCAACGGGCAAAACACATAGCTTGCGTTATATACTTCCAAATGAACTACAGCGTAACTTTTATGCGGAGCAAGTAATAAAAGGAGATAATGATTTTAAAATCCTAATGACGACTAAAATAATGATATTGGATGATGAGCTTTCAGGGCATTCAAAATCGGACATTGAAACAATCAAAAATTTGTGTTCTAAACGCTGGATAAATGTTAGGAGACCATATGGTAAACACAATGAAGATCTAAAGCGCAGGGCCGTTTTTGCGGGCACATCGAACAATCTGGAGATCATTAATGACCCAACCGGAAACCGGCGGTTTATTCCAATAGAAGTTATGAGTATTGACCATCAAAAATACAATAATATTGACAAAAAAGACCTTTGGATGGAAGCCTATTCTCATTATAAAGATGGCTTTGAATGGAAGCTATCAAAAGAGGATGTTCAACAGCTTAATGATAACACCCAGGAGTTTGAAGAACCATCTCCGGAAAGGGAACTTTTGATGAAATATTTTGTCAAACCGAAGGCAAACCAGCTCTCTGATGACCTCACAAATACGGAAATTAAGGCCGAAATTGAAAGAAAAAGCGACCAAAGGCTGTCTGCAAGAAAATTGGGGATGGAATTAAAGGCTTTGGGATACGAAAAAAAGGTCAAAAATATAGATGGTCAATCAAAAAGAGTTTACGATATTCGATTAAAATAATGTGATTACACTTAGATATCACGATTAAAAACAGCTAAAAATCAATGCTAAGTTCAATAAAAACAACAACATTACAGATATATGTTAAAAACGGCAAAAAGACCTTTATATTGTCATGTTAATTAGAAATAATATTTTCTAATTCATTAATTAAAATAATAATATACTCTTAAAAATAAGTGTAATAAGTGTAATAATAACTATAAACTATTGGTAGCCAAATATTTAGAGTTTTACAGTTGGTTAAAAAAGTTCTGTAATTATGTGTAGTAAGTGTAATAGCAAATAAATATTTTTATTTATCAAAATAATTGTATATATTTATATAAGCATTAATTTAATACAAGAACATGATAACACATGAAACTGCCGGATATAGAGGTATTAAAGAAAATTTAAGTAGTCCAGACATTTCAATAGTAAAAGGTGAATGGGTTAAGTTATCTGATATTTGTACGATGCTAAGAAATAAAACTGGAGAATCTGTTAATTATTCAGAAGTAAAGATTGCAATGCATGATTTGGAATATAAAATGAAAAAAATAGGAAGCGCAACATATTACTGCATAATAAAAGAGGAGCTAACATGAGCAAAAAAAACGCTTTATATAAATTACCAGAAAAACTAATAAAAAAAATTAAATTAGAAGCCATAAAACAGAATAAAAGCTATTCTGAATTTGTTGCTGAAGCGCTTCGAACATATATGAATGCAAACAAAACGGACAACATAAAAGCAAATACTAACCCCAAAAGCGAAAACGAATGAGTTCATTAAACCGCGTGCACCTTATAGGACGGCTCGGAGCCGACCCCGAAATCCGACAAACAAAAGACAATACAACCGTTGCGAATCTTTCGCTGGCTACCTCCGAAAAGTGGAAAGACAAGTCCGGCGAAAAGCAAGAATCTACTGAATGGCATAAAATTGTTTTTTTTGGCCGCACAGCTGAAGTCTGCGAGCAATATCTATCGAAAGGAAGCTTAATTTATGTTGAAGGCAAACTGCAAACTAATAAGTGGGAAGACAAAGACGGCCATGATCGCTATACAACTGAAATACGTGGCTTTAGGATGCAGATGTTAGGAGGAAAGGGGGTTAGTTCCACTAAGCAAGAGAAGGGCCCTCAGAACGCAAATTCGGGGCTTGATAGTGATACGGATTTGGATGATCTGGATGATGTAGAAGGAAACTTACCTTTTTAGATTACCATTTTAGGTAAATGTTTTGTATTTTATTGGCGAACGCAAACAAAGTTAGTAGCCAATGAATACAAAGAAATGTAAACAGTGTGAAGAGATTAAGCCATTATCTGAATATTATAAACACCCTGAAACGAGTGATGGACACTTAAACAAGTGTAAGGAATGCAAAAAAGAGTTAGCTAAGCAGAGATGGCATGAAAAGAAAAAAGATCCAGAATGGAGGATGAAGGAAAGGAATCGACATAGAGAAAAGTATTATAGGCTTGACTATAAGGAAAAGCATAAACAGTCTCCTGAAGATAGGTATAAGAGTACTAAGAGGTATAGGGAAAATAATAAGGAGAAGTATAAGGCTGTTTGTGCGGCACAATATATTGAAACGCCAAAAGGTTATGAGAAACATCACTGGAGTTACAAAAAGGAACATAGGAGGGATGTTATCTTTCTAAAAAATAAAGATCATAATAAATTGCATAGGTTTATGGAGTACAGCAGAGATAATTATCAATATAGAAATCCCGATGGTGAAATAATGGATACGAAAGAAAAGCATATAGAATTAATTGAGGAATTAAATATACACTACAGCCTCCCATTCTAACCTCAAAAAAATAACACTATGATCTTTTCAGCAATAGCATACGCAATGTCAATAGGCGTGGCCTTCACAGTAGGCTGGATGGCCGGCCGGCTTCGTGATATGGATACCGAAACAACAGAAATACCATACCGCGTGAAAGAACATGAAATTGAAGATATATACTTGAATTGATATGGCTAATCAACCAGAATTAAAATTGATGCAGAATTGCTATCGCTGGTTCCATAATAACTATCCAGAGTTACGCCTTGTCATGTGGTACACACAGAATGAAGGAAAGCGAAATAAACGCCAGCAGATGATTGTGAAATCATTGGGATTAACTTCTGGCGTTGCCGATATGCTTTTTTTGTATAATGGTATTTTTTACGCTATTGAATTCAAAAATGGCAACAAGGGCCGGCAGAGCAAGGCGCAAAAGAAATGGCAAAACGCTATTGAAGACCAAAAGGGTAAATATTACATCGTGCGAACATTAACCGAATTTAAATCATTAATACATGAAATTCTCAATCCTTAACAGACTATACAACGCAATACCAAATGGTAGTTTTACCGACAGCGTTCTTGGTGCATCTTATATTACCGACCGAAATGGTACTATTTTAGGCCATCTAGACTTTATAACTACCGAAATATTTATCAATGAAAACTATGAGCACAAAGATGCCCTTTCAAAACGATTTGATGAACAAAACCTGAATTATGAATTCAAAAATTATGCGGAGCTATGATAAAAAGAAGAATACCTAAAAGTATATATATTCATAGCGAACCCCGGCAAAAAAGATTAAAATGTAATAACAATCAATACAATATAGAAGCACTTAAAAGGTATGAAGCACTTGCGGAAAAAGGCAATATGGGTAACGCAGATAGGGCGTATCTAAAATGGTTGCGAAGCAATACAAAATAAATATAAAATAAAATTTGCATTTAATTTATATGTTTTGTATATTGATGTAGAGGCAAGAGGGAAAGTCCTGAAAGCCTAACTAAAACATTGGGAAGATGAAGAACTTAAAGAAGAACTTAAAGAAAGTAGCAGAAAATATCCGCAACGACCGTCTTTTTATGGCGGTAAATGTGGATAGCAACAACCCCGGAAATCCGCCATCTATGAGCTGGCAGGCTCGCGGTTGGATGGATGCCAGAGCTCGAAGAGAGCTCGGGGAAAACCTTATCGGGTTTTCTTGCTCGATTCACGCTTTTGAAAGCGTGAATGATTATGAAAGCTTCCTGCAGGATGAAGATGCAGGAAGAGACACGGGAGACGTGTTTTATGTCTCTCAAGATTTTTAAATTTTAATAGCTCACTATCTGAAATGTAGTGGGCTATCCCTATTTGCGGTAACAGCTTTGAGCGGCTGCTTTTCGCTTGCCAATAATGCCTGCACATGCAAGGGTTACCGATGCAGGATCATTGATAATTGAATAACGCAACTTTCTAAGGCGCCCGAACCCGTGCAGGTAGTAGGGCGGCTTACTAACCTTTATAACCATGAAAGACAAAGACATAGAAGAAATAATAGAACCAGTCTACCACGCAGTTTTTGAATTGCGTATGTTCGCAAAAGACTTGCCTAAAAATAAGCAATACGATTACCGAAAAAAAGCACTTGAAATTGAATCGGCGGCTATTTACCTGGAAGATATTGAAAAATTAAGACAACAAGGTGAATTATCATGACAACGCAAATTGCATATATGGAAATATATGCTGATGACCCCGAAACCGATCGCTGGCATATAGCTATGTTCGGAGAACATTCTCCTTACAAGATAGTGGTAAAAGTTGACTTCTACCACGAACCGGGATGGTATGAACCTGTTCAAGTGGAATATAATCGCAAACAGTTCCGTTTTGAGAGTATCCCAGAATATTTACGGAATCAAATTGAAAATAATTTTGCAAAAGTACCCTAACAGCCGGCCCCCTACCGGCAAGTAGCAGCGACACACACAAGCCCCTAAGCGTTGATAGCGTTTAGGGTTTTTTTTATTCAAAAAATATTATTAAATTAGTATTGAATATTAACTAATGAATACTATGCCAGGCGGTAGACCTTCAAAAATAGGCCCTTTTATTAAAGAAGCTAAAAAGCTTTTCGATGAGGATATGGCTGTCATCATACATACCGATGAAGATCTTGTTGATATTATAAACAGTAGATTAGAAGAAGAACAAAGAATAACACAAAGAACTTTTAGGTCGTGGAAAGAAAAAGCCTCAAATAATAAGCCGATCAATGATCCGATCGGCGATCAGTTTCTTCCTCTTTATAAAAATGCACTCAACGAGCAGCGAAAAAATTTATTCGATAAGTTCGAGGATTCACAGCAATGGCAAAAATACGCATGGATATTAGAACGCAAATTTAAAGAGTGGAATTTGCGGCACATTTCCGAAGTCGATCACACCACAAAAGGCGAAAAGATAACTGGGTTTCAAATCTCTATTGTGGATGATAAAGAAAGTTAAGCTACATAGAAAACAGGCCGAGACGTTTAAGTTGCTGACCGAAAACAACGAAATCCGGTACCTGCTTTTTGGCGGTGGAGCAGAGGGTGGAAAAGCACAGCCTTTGAATAGGGATGTAGTAACACCGTTTGGAAAAAAGAAAATGGGTGATATCCAAGTAGGCGATTTAGTTGCTCATCCATCAGGGACATTTAGCACCGTTATAGCAATTCACCCACAGGGGCAAAAAAAAGTATACCGAATTGATTTCAGCGATGGTAGCCAAACAGAATGTTGCGGAGATCATCTATGGTTTTTTACGAATAATAGATGTAGAAAATTTGAAACAAGGATTGGACAAAAAGGAAAAGTAGCTACCACAGAACAATTAAAAGAAAAAATAAATACACAAAGAATACATACGCCTATATGCGAACCGGTTCAATTCAATACAGCCCCTCATTGGCGCAATCAAAAAATTGACCCATATATCCTGGGGGCACTTATTGGCGATGGTGGATTGACAAAAAGTGTCGTTATAACCGTTGCAGATACACAAATAATTAAAGAGATTAAAAGGGGCTTGATACCCCCGCAAAGAATAGTAAAAAATAAACAGCAATATGCGTACAGAATAATAACCAAAGAAAGGAATAAAAATGGCTCTTCAAAGAACTCATTGATAGATCATTTAAGGGAATTGGGCTTAATGGGTAAAAAATCAGAACACAAATTTATACCCAAAAAATATTTTACAGCTCCTCTCGATGTTCGATACGCGATCGTACAAGGATTAATGGATACCGATGGAACAGTAAGTAAAACAGGCAAGGTTCGATTCAGTACGTCAAGCAAACAGCTGGCGCATGACATGCGAGAACTTCTTATAAGCTTGGGCTGCCGCGTAACGATTAATCCAAAGCCCACAACGCATCTAATAAGTTATAGACTTTGCATAAATTCAAGAGACAACAAAAAACTATTCAGGTTAAGTAGAAAAAAAGAACGTTGTAAACCTTATGACCAAAATGCTTATGGGTTGCATAGAACTATAACATCGATAGAACCTATTGGTAAAAAAGAATGCAAATGCATAACAGTAAGTGCTCCAGATGGTCTTTACGTAACCGATGATTACATAGTAACGCATAATAGCTGGCTGGGTTGGTTCTGGCTTACATGCATGTGTTTAAAGGCGCCAAACACACGGTGGTTTTGCGGTCGGGAAGAGCTTAAGAGATTGCGTACCACCACTTTAAAGACCTTCTTCAAGATGTGCAAGATGTACGGAATCGAGAATTACAAGTACAATGCACAGGATTATTACATTGAATTTGAGAATGGTTCAACGATAGAATTGCTTGAACTAAGTCAAAAACCGTCCGACCCCCTTTTTGAACGACTGGGAAGTTCAGAATTTACCGGAGGCTGGATAGAGGAGGCCGGCGAGGTGCCATTCGGGGCATTTGACGTGTTGAAAGCCAGGATAGGCAGGCACCTGAATGGCAAATATGGCATTGACGGCAAGATACTACTCACTTGTAACCCGTCAAAGAACTGGCTGTATGAGACTTTCTACCTACCTACAAAAACCGGAGAAATAGACAAAAGATATAAGTTTATTAAGTCTTTATACGATGATAATCCATTCAGAGAGGCAGATGCAGAAAAAAGATTAAATGATTTAGCAGACGAAACACAAAAAAGGAGGCTGAAATACGGAGACTGGGAGTTCAGTTCTGACCCTGCTGCTTTGGTTTCGTTTAAGGATTTGATCGCATGCACAAAGGTGGAGGCTGAAGAAGGCAAAAAATATATAGGTGCCGACATCGCCCGGATGGGTGATGATTCAACGGTTTTTGCAATGTTCAACGGAAATGCACTTACGGAATTATTTAAGCAGAAAGACACCGATACCATTCATACAGCTAAGGACTTGAAGTCTTTTGCGGTATCCCGTTTCGTTCCGGCTGAAAACGTAGGCATTGACACGGTTGGGCTTGGTGCTGGTGTTTATGATTATTTAAAAGAAATAAGATTCACCACTAAGGAAATAATATCTGGAAGCACCCCTACCAAAGATTATAAAGGCTACACGTTTAATAACCTGCGTAGCCAAATGTGGTGGGCATTTAGAGAATCGGTGTTAAACAAAGAAATTCGCATCGACATAGACGACCAGCAAATGATGACAGAGTTAACATCGCTGAGGTACGAGATACGAAACGACAAAGAAATTAAGGTAGAACCCAAGAAAAACCTTAAAAAGAGGCTTGGGCACTCCCCGGATAGGGCCGATGCGGTTGTATATGCAAACGCTATGCGAAAACAAATAGTTGGCACAAATGAGTTTTTTGTTGTATAATACTTAAAAAAGTAAGGTAATGAGTTTTGTAGGCAAAATTAAAAACTTCTTTTATGGGTCTAACATTGACAGCTTAGTATTAGCTGGCGGCTTCTCCTTCGGCACTGGCGACCGACAGAAGTATGTGCAGCAAGGGTACTTAATGAATCCCTATGTGTACAGCGCGGTTAACATCATCACCAATGCGGCCAAGCAGGTGCCTTTTAACGTGTATCGGGTAACCGACCAAAAAGCCTTTTCTAAATATAAAAGTCTCCCTGCCTATAGCAATAGTGGCTTATCGGCTAAGCAAGCCGTACTAAAAGAACGCAGCATGGAAGAGGTTGAAGGAACGGGTATTAACGAGGTTATGAAGTACCCGAACCCCAATCAAGGATGGGGAGAATGGTTCGAGGCCGCTATTGGTTACAAGCTGATAACAGGTGAAAGTTTCATACACGGTATAAAAACAGACAGTGGCAACAATGCCGGGGCTATACGCGAAATGTGGGTATTGCCTTCCCAGTTTGTGGAAATTAGTGCGACTAACGTAATTGAGCCCGTCATAACCGGATATGAGTTAAAAATATTCGAAGGATTGAAGCTGGAACCTGACGAGGTCATGCACTGGAAGTATTTCAACCCGTCTTACGATGGTACGAAGGAAGAAACATTGCACGGACTTTCACCACTAACGGCCGCATTCAGGGAAGCGTTGATTTCAAACGGCACTGGCGATTCTATCGGCAGCATCATGGACAATGCGGGGGCTTCTGGTGTATTGAGCCTGCAGGACGCCGGGGCTATGAATGAAGAGCAGGCAAAAAAGCTTAGAGACACTTACTACAAAAACTATACGGGCAAAAACCGTGGAAAGATCATCATTACCGCCGCTAACCTGAAATGGCAGGAGATAGGCATGAGCCCTAAGGATATGCAGGTTGTTGATATCCGAAAGATGTCAATGCGGGACATATACGCCGTGTATGGGCTTAAAAGCGAACTGGGGAATGATAGTGAAAACAGCACCTACAATAATGTGAGCGAAGCAAACAGGAGCCTGTACCTTAACAGGGTATTGCCCGAACTTGACACTATTAGAGATGAGCTTAACCGTTGGTTGGCAGATAGCTGGAATCAGGCGCGTGGCACGAACTACTATATTGACTACGATATTTCAGGCATTCCGGCCTTACAGGATGATATGAAATTATTAGTTGAATCTATCCAAAAAGCTTGGTGGACAACCGGAAATGAGAAGCGAATGTTTACTGGATTCGGTAAACGGGATGATATGGATAAGATATTTCTTCCTACGAACATTGTCCCTTATGAAGATGATATGTTGGATGAAGACGCAGCCAAACAGATATTAGCCAACTATGCTGAATCTACGAACGGAAATTGAAAAAGAACGGCATTTTAAGGCCATTGAGCAAGGCAGGGGCGGCTGGCAGCAGTTTACGTTTCAGGCGTTTAAAAAAGCGCTCTTTGATATGTTTAATAATGGGCAGGTAGACCAACAGCCATTAGTAGAAGCATACGAAAAGGTTTTTGGTACGGTTGGCACTGCTTTTGCTGAAAAGGTCATGGCAATGTTCAAACAAGGCGACCAACAAGCGCGGATTACCAAGCAGGCTGAACTGGCAATAGCTATACAACAGCAGCTAACCGCTTGGGTTGCTTTGAATATGATGGATATCATAGAGGCAGCCACCTTGGCAACGCAGCAGTCCATAGCTAAAAATATTAGAGAATTACAACAAAATCCTAAAATAAGTCCAGAACAATTTGAAAAATTGCTAAGAAAGCGTTATCGTACTATTGCAATAGCACGTGCAAGTACGTTTGCCAGAACCGAAACAATACGGGCCTCCAACAAGGGGCTTTTATTTGGAGCAGCAGCAACAGGCGTACCACTTCAAAAAGTTTGGGTAAGCGTAAGAGATTCAAGAACACGAGATGAAACATACAATCACATACGACCAGATGGGCAAGTTCGCGATCTTTCGCAGCCATTTGTTGTGTCTGGTGAATATTTGCAGTTTCCGGCGGGGCCGGCCGGCAGTCCTGGTAATACGGTTAATTGTAGGTGCACTATATCGTTTAACACATATTAAAAGCCATTAAATATGCGATTCTGTCAGCCTAAAGCCATATATAGCACATATAAATACTTGAAGAGAAAACAAGGCCAAAAAGTAGCAGATGAATATTTAAAATCAAGAATGAAGGCATGTACAAAATAAAAGACATTTCAGGATCCGTAAAAGATGTGGACACTAAAGGCCGCATCGTAACGGGGTACTTTGCACGTTATGGCAACGTAGACAGCGATAAGGATATGTTTAGAGAGGGCGTATTTAAAAAATCGATTACAGAAAGTGGTCCCTCTGGCATGAACCGAATTGCGCATCTATTGCAGCATGACCCAAACCGGCCTATTAACAAGCCTATGGTATTAGAAGAACGTAAAGATGGGTTGTATTTTGAGACGAAATTCCCTAATACCGATACCGCTAACGATACTTTGAAGCTATACCAAGAAGGATTTTATAATGAACATAGCGTCGGTTTCAACATTGGTAGAAGCACCAAGCACCCCGAAATGGATGATGTACAGTTGATTACCCAAGCCAAATTGTGGGAGGGTTCAACGGTTGTATGGGGTGCTAATGAACAGACGCCTTTCTTAGGTTTTAAGGCAAAGAATAAGAAGGACGCTATAAAAGAGAAGATGTCTACCATCGACACGTTACTTAGTAAGGCGAGTTTTACAGACGAAACATTTTACAAACTACAAATTCTAAACGAACAACTTAAATCACTGCTGGAAGCACCTAAGTCAACGCCGCCCAAAGAGGGCACCTTGCAGCCGCAGAACGTAGTAGATTTGTTTGATAACTATAAATTAAAAGCACATTTGTTATGAGCGAAATAATTGAAACAATGAAAAATGAACTTGAAGG